TAAATGTAACTTGTGTCTCACCACCAGTAGTAACTGTGATTACATCTGATCCACTAAAGGCAATGCTAGTGTTTGTATCTGAGTCACCTGAGATACTATCTAGCTGTATGTCACCTGCATTAGTAAAGTTAGAGTCACTTAGGTCAAATGTACCTGTAACATCTAAGTTACCACCTACAGATAGATTACCTGAGATGTCCACTAAGCCATCAATGTCTACTGTAGTTGCAGCTATCTGTATTTCTGTGTCAGCTACAATGTCTAACTGTCCATCTGCACTTGAGTTAATGTACAAGCCAGTGTCACGAAATTGTAGTTTGTTATCTGTATCTACTGTAGTTGTAGCTGCAATGTTTACTGCACCATCAATGTCAACTATGTCTAAGTTGGTTGTACCGTCAATATCTACATCACCTGATATATCTAAAGACGAACCTGTTAGCACACCAGTTACACCTAGAGTACCTGCTACAGTAGCATTAACATCTACATCAAGAGTATCTATATGTGCAGTGCCATCTATAAATAAATCACGCCACTCTTGAGTTGCTGAACCAAGATCAAATGCAGAATCTGTATTAGGAATAATACTAGAGTTTACATCTGAACCAAACACAACATTGTCACTTGCATCAGAACCAAGTGTAAGTGTACCACCACTAAAGGATGTAGTTCCAGCTACAGTTAAATTACCACCTACATCAAGGTTGCCAGATATGTCTGCAGCACCATTTATGTCAATAGTAGTAGCTGCAATTTGTATTTCTGTATCAGCTACAAGATCAAGTTGACCATCAGCAGATGAGTTAATGTATATGCCAGTATCACGAAACTGTATCTTTTCAGTAGTAGCTATAAGTATGTCATCAGAAAACTCAAAGTAATCTTCGTCTTCCATCCATTTTAATGTACCGTCATTAGTACCACCATCAAATACAAGAGATATATCTCCTGCAGCTGTACCTATGGTAATGGTATCTGCTAGTAGCTTACTGATTGGTCCACCTTCTGCAGCTGTACCATCGTGTGTGTGACCTGTACTAGAAGCTAGAGCAGCTAGAAGCTGATCAAACTCATTGTTAAACAAGTCTGCTGTAATGACATCGCCATCAGTAAAGTTTGATTGTCTTGTGTATGTAGCACCCATTTAACGTCTTGCTCCTAATTGATATTCTAACTGAAAACCTTTAAGTGAATACGGGGCTGACTCGCCACCATCATTTATTCTCAGTACGACAGAAAAACCTGAACCTTCTACTGGTTGTCTTACAAGAGGTTGTGAAGGTCCACCAAAAACAAATCTAACTGCACCACTAGTAGTACTAAATAAAGCACTACCAAACTGTGCTGCAACCTCAGATGAATCTAATGCATAAGCAGCAGGTCTAGTAGAGTCAGAGTTTTCATTGTCATACCTTACTAACAACTCAGCATCAATAGCTGACTCAGGTTTGTAGTTAATAATAACTCTTTGCATATGTTTACGTATGCCAGTATCACCAAAAGACAAGTCAGAACTTCTATATTTACCTAGTACTGGAGTACCATCAAATGTATTACCTTTTTCTTGTCTTTGTATAAAACCATTATTATCTCCATGTAATACAAGTACGTCACCTGCACTTACAAAAGTATCTGTAGCTGTAGGTTTTATTCCTCGTATCTCAGAAAACTCATACCCTTCAGCTTTCATAACACAAGTAACACCCCGTGTAATACCTTCTGCTTGACCATCTTTAGTAAAGAATATTCTGTACTGTGTTTTGTCAGCTATGACTACACTTTCAAATTTTGCTGAGTCTCTAATGTTAGCATCAAAGATAGACTGTACATTTTTACTTATTGTACCTAGCTCTGTGTCACCAATCTTTGCAGTTGCAGCTACAGTACGTAATCCATCAGGGCCAAGAAATACTAAATCACCTGCAAATTCTTGTATGGTATCTCCATTAAGGCAACCAATACTTCTAGTAACTGGAGCCATTGCAAAGTCGCTTGAAGTATTTCCTGTTAGTTTAAATATTCTATTTTCACAAAATATAAATAATGCATCACGAAATACTTTAAGTCCTGTAATAGTATCATCAACTCTAATACTACCAGCACCATTACCTGAAGTAAAATCATCCTCATCAAACGGTATACTAAATACAACTTCTTCTGGTGTAGAAGATTTACCTGCATAGAACATATGATCTTTAAATGATGCTACAAACTTAGAACCTGCAACTGCACTTTCAGATACATCTACTGCATTAAAAGAACTATCAAATACTACAGGTGCATTTACTTCATCTACAAATATAATCTTATCTGTACCGTTGTAGTTAAAACGTTCAAACCTATACTTAGACGCACTAGTCCTACCAGTATCAATCTCTGTCCAACTAGAAGAAACTACTACATTTCCAAGATGTGCTGCTGCAGTTGTACTTGAAGCTTCTCTAGTTACTCCTGTAAATTCATTTGGGTTAACTGCACTACTTACTCCAGTATAAGTAAATATTTCACTTTCAATCTGTAGTGTCCCGCTAGTAGTAAACCCAGAAATAGAATCTACTTTAATTATACCTGAACCCGACATAGTTTCACTTGCAGTTATAGCTGTAGCTAATTCTGTAGATGCACCATTGTATATCTTTTCACCTCTGCAAGCTATTACTTTATTTGCAAAGTTAGCTACACCAATAATTCTTTCAGAAGCAGAAGATGTTTGTGGTACAATATGATTAAAGTATTTACGATAACCATTCATTCTCCTATAGCCACCCTCAACGTCAGGCTCAAAGTTTTCTAGTACTAAAGCCTCTCCGGGTTTCATCAAGAAACTAGAACGATTTAGAACTAACCCACCCTCACAGTTAAATGCTGCTGGTTGTGTTTGGGAACTATCAGGCACTAAGAAATAACTCCTGACATAAAGTTAGCAGAACCTCTAGGAGTTATTAATACAGTAGATCTAACATATTCATATTTATTAATAAGTAAGCTTTGCATATTCTTAATACCTTGCTCAAACCTACCAAAGTTTAATTGATACTGTTGCATTTCACCACGATACTGATAAACAAAAGCTGAAGCTCCATCTACAATTACAGGTGAAAATCTGTCAGGTATACTTGTTGTATCTCCCTGTGCAGATAAATCATCTGGGAATGTAAAGTAATCAAATGTTAATGTATATTGTTTATCTGGGTATGGGTAAAGTAAATAGTTATTATCTGGGGTACGTATTATATTTCTAGGAACACCACCACCATCAAATTGAGTTACAGCAACACCACTGCTAAGAGTTTCTGCTGTTGTACTATTTGCACCTCTTGTACAACCTGTAATATCATTACCTAATATTCCAGTATATGTAACTTGCTCACCTCCAATATATACAGTCCCTGTTGAAGATAAACCTGTAGTAGAAGCAAGAGTTAAAGTTGTAACAGAACTTGAATGAGATCCATTTAAAGTTGTTGCAATAACTGCATCTTCTTCATTCGCATAATCTTTCTCAATGTATTCATTGTAATTAACAGTTGTTAAATTATTACCTGCTACATTAAGAGTAGAATTTTTTTTAATCCTAGAAGTATTATAATCTACTGACTTAGTACTTGTAGGTAAAGTATATCTACATTGTCCGGGAACTAATGTAGATGTATTTGTAGCATGATTAAAAGAATAACCAAACTCTCTTTGATTAATATATCTTATTGCTTCATTCACAGCATTTTGGCATTGTACTTGAATACCTCTAGCATCTGTAAAATTAGAAGAAGTAAGTGACACCTCATTCATACGAGTAATAACATCATTAGTTAATGAAAGAAATGTAAGTGCCATTAGGTTTCCTTTGGATGCGACAATGGGGCCAGCACAAAGCCAGCCCCAAAGTTTGTTTTACTATTACAGCAAGTCACGTTGGGCTGAAGCAGCCTCAGTGTGTGCAGCTGAAATATCTGCAATTACTGCATAGACCCGTAGGCGTCCAGTAGCAGGTGCAGCACCAGCAATAACTACATCAATAGTATCTGCAGCACCAACAAGAGCAAGTGCTTCCGCAGCAAATGTAGATGCAGCACCAGTGTTTACAATATTAGCTTCACCGTTACTACCTTTTACAAGGTATGTACCAGCAGCAGCGTCAAGAGCAGCACCGTCAACAATGTCATCTCCACCACCGAAGTCAATATTACAAGTACAAGAACCTGTAAAGGACTTCATGATTTCTGCACCACCAGCAAGCATTACTGATTCGGCAGGAATTTCAAGTAGTTGAAAGATGTCACCATCTGCGCCAGAGTATCCGGCAGTTACCATTGCATCAATATCTAGTATTGCTTCAATAGTACGTACAGAGTTACCAACTACTGTTGGAACAGCAAGAACGTTTGCTCCAACACCAGCGGTATCACTGGAAGTCATGTCATAGGTAGCCATAGTTTATATCTCCCTTAAGCTGCGTTATAACGAGCAGTAACGATAGCTTCAGGCCGAAGTATCTTCCTACCGTAAAGGTGCATACCACGAACAATGTCAGCAAAGCTGTCAGGGTCACGATATGATTCTGTTTTGTTGATTTGCTCCGCAGTAGCTACAGCAGAATCGTGTCCAGCCATAATTACTCCTAGATTAGTCAACTGATTAGCTGTACCTGATGTACCCGGTCCAGTTCCTAGTGCAGGAAGATTGGAAGAAGAATACACACGGAAGCCGTGGAAGTTATTAATGGTTAAACCATTACGTAGTCCACCTGATTCACCGAAGTCTGCGTTCATGAAGCGTGAATCTTCATCTGCAAGAATTTCCATGAATACTGGATCAACTACAAGCCAGCGACCTTGTGAGTCAACTTGTTGTTGGTCAAGCAAACGTTTCATGCGTGAGATAATCATCGCAGGAGAAACGGTAGCAGTTGGGAGTGAAGTAGCACCCGGCATACGAGCAGTCACAGGAATTGAGTGAGTACCAGCAGACGTAGTAGTTATATTCCCAAAGTCACCTTTGTGAAGCTGCATAGATGAAAGCAACTCATTTGACCCTGCAGTAGAAACAGCTTTAGTTCCATTGACAGTAGTATTAAGAGCATCACCTTTGCTATGCAAAGTAGACTGCTTGTAACCTGACATATAAGCAAGAACTTCTTGGTCATGGTTGTCAGCTAAACGATAAGCAGCACGATTGGTTGCAAGATCCATAAAGTTTACATGTGAATGTGCTTCCTCAATATCGTCCATTTTAAAAGCAAAATAATTAGATTTGTCAATCACTAATGTAAAGTCTTCGTCCTGTAAATCTTGAGCTGTGACATTTGCGCCACGACTGTACTCAGAAACAGAAATCTCAGGTTCTTTAATAATACGTACTGTATCACCAGCAGAAGTAATCTCTCCGAAATAGTCAGAGTTTGTAATATCTCCACATATAGTACTCTTGCGGAATGCAAGCTGTACTTTTTTAGAGTAGATTACGGGACTAAAATTACCATTTGGTAAATTGCCGTAACCTGTTGCGGTTGTAAAAGCCATAGTAAATCCTCCTATTGATATTGTTTGGCTTAGTTAAGCTAAACATTTTACTCAAGAGGCTGAATTTTTCTAGGGTGCAATATTAAAAGAGTCGGCCAACTCTAATTTTATCGGGCCTGTACTTTTTCAGGTAGTTCTTATTAGTTTGTTTAGACTTCGTTGGAAAAGAGATAGTANTAGAGGTAGTCTTATAAAGAGGCTCTTAATACTATCCCTTAGTTATATATACTATTAACTCTTTGTCAATAGCTATTATCGAGCTTTACCCGATATATCGTAAATAAATTTCCCAGAACGCATTGCCTGAGTAATTTCTTCTTGATTCTTTTCAAAAGCTTTATCTGACATCTTAGCTACATCAGATTCTTTTATAGTACCTTCTGACTCACTAGCATCAATCGAAGTCTTGCTTCTTTTGTTTACAACACTTGCTGCTTCTTTTGATTTAATTTTCTTAGCTGATTTAGTCATACCCTTATCGGATTTGTATAAATCAATAACACGTACTACTGAAGCTGGATCATCAGAGTTTTCATACAGTGCATCTTGAACCCACTTAGGTTGCTCATCTGCCCAATCATGAAATGCATCAGAGTTTTTTAACTCATCAAAATCAGAATGACTTTCTTTAATTGCTGCTTCTGACTCAAGCCTTTTAGTTTCATAATGTACTTCATCCATTTTTTTAAGACGTACATCAGCTTTATTAAACATCTCTTCTGCTTTTTTACTAGCAATAGTTTCTACTATGCCAGCAACATCAGGATATTGAGAAGCCCATGCTGCAATATCTTCATCAGACTTAGGTAAACTAATTGAAGAGTCTTTCATTCGATTCTCTAATAGATCAAACTTATCTTTCCACTCAGTTTCTTTTTCACTCATGTGTCTACGAAGATCACCATATCGTTTTTTAAAAGATTTTTCTTCTCTTGATAACGTCTTTTCTTCATCTTCTGTATTGGGCGTTTCTTCTTGGGTAACTTCTTCACCACCTTGTAGTTCTTCAAGTTCTTTTTCATCCTCTTCAATACGTTTACGATTACGATTGTTATGATTAGAGTTTACAAACCCTGCAGTTTTTGGTGTCTCCACCTCTTGTAGTTCAGGCATATCCATCTCCTTTATGTTGGGGTCAGCCGTAGCTGAGTAGCCTTATAGTTATTGTCGGATAGATTATGTTTAATCTATTTATTCTTCTTTTTCATTAAACCGCCTTTATTAAATCCACCACTACCACCCTGTGATATATTTTTAAGTTTTTTGTTTACATCATCTAAATTTTTCTGAGTATCAACCTTATTTTTTGATTTTGCTACTTGTGCTCTAGCATCTTTTTGTCCTTGTGAATCAGACTTTAATGCTTTAGTTGCTACTAC